GTAGTTAACTTCAGCAACTTGACCGCACATGACGTATTCAACGGTCAGTCAACTGGAGCCTACTCCATGACAGTAACATTGTCAGAAGACGACGCTGCGGAGCTTGCAGCCAACGGTGTCAAGATCAAGGACTACCAAGGTAACAAGCAACGCAAGTTCAAATCAAAGTACGAAATCAAGCGCTTTGATGCCGACGGCAACCCCTACACCGGAGAAGTTCCATACAACTCCAAAGTCCGCCTTAAGTACAAGCTGGGACAGCCTCACCCAGTGCATGGCGTAGCGACCTACCTTGAGGCGGTCAAAGTACTAGAGGAAGCAGAGATTGCCGTAGGCGATGCCGCAGACTTCTAAGTTCCTAAGACACGAGAGTTGTCCGGAGTGCGGTTCTTCGGACGCTCTCGCTATCTACGACGACGGGGGCCAACACTGTTTTGGTGCCGGTTGTGACTATCACGTTCACGGTGGAGACCATGGCATGACCTCAGAATTACCTAAGGCCAAGCCCCTTAATTTCAAGGGAGTGGTCTCAAGCATACCCCAACGGCGCGTATCTCAGGACACCTGTGGGCGCTACGGGGTCACCGTGGAGTACTCTTCCACAGGTGAAATAGAAAAGCACTACTACCCCTACTACGACCTGTCTACGGGTGACCTGTGCGCGGCAAAGGTACGCGAGGTCAAGACCAAAGGCTTCATGTCCATGGGGGACGTAGGTAACGTCGGATTCTTCGGACAACAGCAGTGCAACAGGGACACCTACATCACGATTACTGAGGGCGAACTAGACGCCTTGGCAATCTATGAGATGTCCGGTAAACAGTGGGACGTGGTATCACTTCGGTCGGGCGCAGGTAACGCCGCCAAGGAAATCAAGGCCCAATTGGAGTGGCTCGAAGGGTACGACACAGTGGTACTCTGCTTTGATAACGACAAGGCAGGAGACGAAGCAGTTGAACAGGTGAAAGACCTCTTCAGCCCTGATAAGCTAAAGATATGTAAGCTACCCCTGAAGGACGCCAGTGACATGCTCATGGCTAACAGGGTTAAGGACTTTACGCAACACTGGTGGAACGCGAAGGTCTACAGACCCGACGGTATCGTCGCCGGTACTGACACATGGGACAAACTGGTAGAAAAGAGGAATGTCAAGTCAATACCTTATCCATGGGAAGGCCTAAATCATATCACAAGAGGACACAGGCCCTATGAACTCGTTACGATCACTAGCGGCAGTGGTATGGGAAAGTCCCAATTTATCAGAGAAATTGAGTATGATCTTCTACGCCGATGCGAGGGCAATATTGGAGTCTTGGCGCTTGAGGAGGATTTGGCCCGAACAACGCTTGGTATCATGTCGGTGGCGGCAAACAGGCCCCTTCACTTGGAAGAGGACACGCCTGTGGACGAACTTCGACCGTTTTGGGAGACCACACTGGGAACAGGACGTTACTACCTATTTGACCATTGGGGGTCAACGTCGGCTGATAACCTCCTCGCCCGTGTTCGCTACATGGCAAAAGCACTTGACTGCAGGTACGTCATACTGGACCACCTGTCCATCGTCGTCAGTTCTCAGGAGTCAGGGGATGAACGGAAGGCCATTGACGAAATCATGACCAAGCTGCGGACTCTGGTGGCTGAGACGGGGATTTGTTTATTCCTCGTGTCACACCTCCGGAGATCCCAAGGCAAGGCCCATGAGGACGGTGCTCAGATATCCTTAGGTGAACTTAGGGGGTCTCAGGCCATCGCTCAGTTGTCAGACATAGTCATCGGCATGGAACGGGATCAGCAACACGAGAACGAGGATGTCCGTAACACAACCACAGTCCGCGTGTTGAAGAACAGGTACACGGGTGAAACCGGACCTGCCTGTTGGCTGGCCTATGATCGTTCCACAGGTCGTCTGTCGGAAGTCGCTAATCCACACATAGGGGACGACTTTTGATTTACCTTGACTTGGAAGCCGACGGTCTCAACCCTACGCGCATCTGGTGTGTCGTGACACGGGAAAACGGAGTAAATACTGTACACAAGGACCCAGGGTCCCTCTGTAAGGCTCTAGAAGGCTCTGTGAGTGTTTGTGGACACAACCTGATAGGTTATGACCTCCCAGTGCTAGAACGTCTCTGGGGCGTTTCTGTGGCCCCTGAGCGCATAGTCGATACTCTGGTGTTGTCACGCTTGTACGACCCAAGCAGACCCGGTGGACACTCTCTGAAGGTCTGGGGTGAGCTTCTGGGCTTCCCCAAAGGTGACCACGATGATTGGTCCTGCTTATCTACTGCTATGATTGAGTACTGTGAGCGTGACACAGAGGTCACAGAGGCCGTACACAAGCAGTTAGTTAGGGACATGGCAGGGTTCGACCAGCGGTCAATTGACTTGGAACATAAGGTGCAGTACGCCGTACAACAACAGGAGCGCAACGGATGGGTACTAGACCAGAAGCTTTCCCATGAACTTTTAGCAACATTTAAGGAGAGAATGAATGAAATCGAAGAAGTACTACAGGATAAGTTCCCGCCGATCATTCACGAAAGATGGTCTGAAAAGACTGGTAAACGACTTAAGGACAGAGTTGAGGTTTTCAATGTTGGTTCTAGGCAACAGATTGCGAGGCGCTTATCAACGCTTGGTGTCGTCTTTGAGAAAGTTACGGAGAAAGGGAATCCCATCGTTGACGAGGCTGTTCTAGACACCATTGACCTGCCAGAGGCTAGCCTATGCAGTGAGTACCTGATGCTACAAAAGAGATACGCACAGGTCCACTCATGGCTAGAACATGTGCAGGACGACGGGAGAGTTCATGGCCGTGTCATTAGCAACGGTGCAGTCACTGGACGCATGACCCACCAAAGTCCCAACATGGCTCAGGTCCCAGCAAGCCACAGCCCCTATGGGCATGAGTGTCGCTCCTGCTGGACTGTACCTGAAGGGAAGGCTTTGGTTGGCTTTGACGCTTCTGGGTTGGAACTCAGAATGCTAGCACACTACATGGACGATAAGGAGTTTACCAATGTCCTCCTCACCGAAGATATACACACAAGAAATCAACTGGCTGCAGGGCTGGAAACAAGACCTCAAGCTAAAACTTTCATCTACGCTTTCCTCTACGGAGCAGGAGACGCAAAGATTGGAACCATCGTTGGAGGAAGCGCAAAGGACGGCGCAAACCTTAAGCGACGATTTCTATCAAATACACCTTCTCTTGAAAGTTTACGAGACCGCGTTGCTAGAGCATCTGGGCGAGGCTATCTCACAGGACTTGATGGACGTAGACTTAGAGTTCGATCTGAACATGCTGCACTGAACACACTGCTTCAGGCGGCAGGGGCTATCGTGATGAAGCAAGCGTTGGTCATCTTGGACAACTACGCACGACAGTGGAAACTTGACTATAAATTCATAGGTAACATACATGACGAAGTACAATCGGAGGTGGCTGCAGACCAAGCAGAGAAGTATGGCTGGCTCGCAGTGGAGTGCCTCAAGGCGGCAGGTTTGGAGTACAGTCTCCGATGTCCCCTTGACGGAGAGTTCAAGGTCGGAACAACGTGGGCAGAAACTCACTGAGGGAAACGTATGAAAAGCGTGTACACATTAGTCTCTGACATCTACAAACTGATGGAGACGAAAGAAGTAGCAGAAGGCGTGGACATGGAAGCCAACATTGAGTTGTTCGGTGAGAACGTCAAGGAACTCATGCGTAACGAGTTTGGTGGACGTAAGCGTGACGGACGTAAGCTACGCATGTCCAACATTGGGCGCGAGGACCGCTACCTCTGGAACGTCTACAATGACGTGGAGAAGTCCGACGACATACAGGGTCATACCTATGTCAAGTTCCTCTACGGTCACCTCATTGAAGAGATGCTATTGTTCCTAACTAGAGCCGCAGGTCATGAGGTAACGGATGAACAGAAGAAGTGTGAAGTTAACGGTATTACAGGTTCGATGGACTGTAAAATCAACGGTATTGTTACTGACGTTAAATCTGTTTCGACTTATGGGTTTAGGAAATTCAAAGACGGCACACTGGCTTATGACGACCCATTTGGCTACGTGGCTCAAATTAAAGGATACGCATATTCAGAGGGTGCTACTAAATTTGGATGGTTAGCCATGGACAAGCAGAATGGACACCTCACGTACCTCATGTACGACGAGGAGGACACTCAGGCCCCTGTCTATGATCTCATAAGTTACGACATCAAGGAGCGCATTGACCACGTAAAAAAGCTAGTGGAGCATCCAACCCCACCCGACGTATGCTACGGCACTATCGCAGATGGAAAGAGTGGGAACCAGAAACTCGCCGTCGGATGCTCCTACTGTTCCTACAAGCAGGTATGTTGGCCTTCCGTTCGCGCCTTCGCCTACTCCTCAGGTCCAAGATATTTAACGGAGGTTATCAATGAGCCGAAGGTCCAAGAGATCACGCTTTCGTAGCACATTTGAAGAAGACGTTTCTAAACTACTAAAGGGTTTTGACTATGAGCCGTTCACCGTCCCCTACACCATTCAGCGCAGTTATCGTCCTGATTTTGTTCACAGCGCCTCTGGTGTTCTCGTGGAGTGCAAGGGGTACTTTAGAGACGGAGACACCAAGAAGTACACCAGTGTCAGAGATAGTCTGCCAGCAGGACAAGAGCTAGTGTTTGTCCTTATGCAGCCCAACAAGAAGATACGCAAGGGGGCTAAAATGACTATGTCGGAATGGTGTGACAAAGAGAATATTTTATGGTATACTATAGAGACACTACAGGAGTTGATTGACTATGTCGCTAACGCTGGAGGAAATTAAGGAACGCCTCTTGAAAACCATGGACCCAGACGACCTGCTGGAGGTCTTACAGGTAACCTCAGAAGAGATGCTGGACAGGTTTGAGGACAAGTTAATCAACAGACTGGATGTGTTTGAACAAGAGCTAGAGGAGGAAGAACATGAGTATTGATGACGCGACTCCCGAAGAGTGGGACACAGTTAGAGCACTGAATAACTTGTCCATTAGGAAGCCGAAGCAGGTAGACCCTGTGGAGCAACCTGACCACTACAACAAGGGAGCAATCGAAGCCATCGAAGCAATCAAAGCGTCCATGCCTGAACAGGAGTTCAACGGTTATCTCAAGGGTAACGCACTGAAGTACCTCTGGCGCTATGACTACAAGGGAAAGCCCGTGGAGGACCTACGCAAGTGCCGTTGGTACATCGACAGGCTTATTAAGGAGCTAAACCAGTGAAACGACTACTTCTGCTGCTTCTTTTGTCTGGGTGTGTGACTGAGCCTGATACAAGGATCTGTGCTGAATACGGTTCGTACACGATTGTAAAAGAAAGGTGCATACCTATGTACGGTGCTTTGATCTGTGTAGACGAAGAAGTAACGAAAGTGTTTTGCAAGAGATATTTTGAAGAGGAAAATTAATGGACGCATATCAACAATACATTCACAAGTCACGGTACGCTCGTTACCTACCAGAGGAACAGCGACGGGAGACTTGGGAAGAAACAACCGACAGGTACCTGAATTTCTGGATTGAAAAGAAGAGGCTTACTTTGGAAGAAGCTAACAGTATTTTCAAAGACATCCACGATCTAGACGTAATGCCCTCTATGCGGGCACTTATGACTGCAGGGGAGGCGCTGGACCGTGACAATGTCGCTGGCTTCAACTGCTCCTACATGCCTATCGACCATCCTAAAGCTTTTGACGAGATGATGTATGTGCTTATGTGCGGCACAGGTGTGGGCTTTAGCGTAGAACGACAGTACATTACCAAACTACCAGAAGTAGCAGAGGAGTTTCATGACACAGACACCGTTATACATGTCGCTGATTCAAAAATTGGCTGGGCTAAAGCTTACAGAGAACTTGTTAGCTTGCTCTATTCGGGTCAACTTCCGAAGTGGGACGTATCTGGAGTACGACCTGCAGGGGCATCCCTTAAGACCTTCGGAGGTCGAGCAAGTGGTCCAGAACCTCTTGTTGACCTGTTTAACTTCACCGTTGAAGTCTTTCGGGAGGCTGCTGGACGCAAACTTAGCTCCATCGAATGTCACGATATCTGCTGTAAGATTGCACAGATCGTCGTGGTTGGGGGAGTCCGGAGAAGTGCTCTCATCAGTCTATCTAACCTCACTGACGACCGAATCCGAAGAGCAAAGTCAGGACAGTGGTGGCAAGATAACCCCCAACGAGGACTAGCCAACAACAGCGCATGTTATACAGAGAAGCCAGACTTTGAGGCATTTTTAAATGAGTGGAGAAGTTTATACGAGTCAAGGTCTGGGGAACGAGGAATGTTCTCTAGGGTTGCAAGTCAAAAGCAAGCTGCAAAGAACGAGCGAAGAGATGCTTCCTATGACTTTGGGACTAATCCATGCTCCGAAATTATCCTTCGACCCTACCAGTTCTGTAACTTATCAGAAGTTGTTGTCCGGGCAACCGATACGCTGTCAGACCTCAAACGGAAAGTACGTACTGCGACTATCCTTGGAACTTTACAAGCTACCCTCACAAACTTTAGGTACCTGAGGAAGGTTTGGCAGAATAATACAGAAGAAGAAGCACTGTTGGGAGTTTCTTTGACAGGCATTATGGATCATCCGACATTGTCGGGAAGGAGAGACAAGGGTGTTCTCAAAACTTGGCTTACTGAACTCAAAGAAGAAGCGGTTAAAACTAATGCAGAATGGGCGAAACGTCTTGGTATTAATGTTTCTACCGCTATTACTGCTGTTAAGCCTTCCGGCACTGTGTCTCAGCTTGTTGATTCTGCTTCTGGTATCCATCCTAGATACGCAGATCAGTACATTAGACGAGTCAGGGCGGACTCAAGAGACCCCCTCTGCCAAGTCTTAGAGGCCGCAGGAGTGCCCGTAGAGGACGACGTAATGTCACCCACTACCAAGGTATTCTCCTTCCCTATAAAATCCCCTGAGGGGGCTGTGGTGGCCTCTGAGATGGGTGCAATGGAACAACTTGAGCTATGGGAGATTTATCAGGACTTCTGGTGTGAGCATAAGCCGTCCATGACATGCTACTACCGTGATGATGAATTTCTTGAGGTAGGCCAATGGTTGTACAATAAGTTCGACAAGATAAGCGGAGTTAGTTTCCTCCCTTATTCCGAACATACGTACCAACAGGCTCCTTACGAACCCGTAGACTTAGAGACCTATGAGAAGCTGAAGAAGGAGTTTCCTGAGTCCATCGACTGGACAATCTCAGAAAACTCTGACATGACGGAAGGGTCTCAGCAGTTAGCCTGCACCGGTAACAACTGCGAGTTGTAACTTATGGGGCTTCGGCCCCCTTTTTAACGAGGTGTATACATGGATATCAAACGTGACATCGAAGTACGCATAAAAGTACTTGAGAACAAACTAACCAAGTCCATACCTGCTGCTCGCAACAACGAGATACGTGGAGAGATCATGGGCCTAAAGTGGGTGCTAGAGCGTATCTAGCGCTCTTCTTCCCTCGTCAACATTCCTCCAGCAGAAGCAGCCATTCCAATGTTCATTAAAGCATCTAAATCTTCTCGAACTGAAGGCGTACCTCTAAAGTCCCTCATAACACGTCTTTGGTAGGCAGTAGAAGACTCCCCTTGTTGTCTAGGAATTCTAGAGCGTTTTTCTAGTTCAGAAGTGTCTTCAAAAATCTTTGTGGCTGTGCCTAATTCTTTTTTAGGCCGTGAGCCTCCTGCTTCTACACCGCCCCCTATTTTGTATTTCTGGATAGGAAGTACGTTAACAAGGTCTTCGTACTGAGCGGGGGTAAACCCCATCAAGTCGTGACCGTCAGACAGCATAGAGTAGAACTCGCCCTTCTTAGGATCTACGACGATAAACGCATTCATACCGCCCAAGTCTTTAGCTGAAGAGTTGAACGACTGTTGCAATACAAGTTTACC